GGGAGCGGCTCACCTCAATAATGAGAACTAGAAGCAGAAATACAGTCCTGTACGAGAATAGTACATATGTGATCTCTGGCCATGTCGAGTCGGGCTATTCCAAGCCCGGCCGGATAGGCGGAGTCTACGTTTACAACGGAGCTCCATCACAAGTCGTTTACTCGTCAACACAAACAGGATCCGCTAACTCGTGCTCGAAGAAGGGCATCGTGGAAACGATGTCCGACGTCGAGTCGGGTCGCGGGAGCTATAACGACATTACCCACACTAAAGAAGAGTGGGACTTCCCGTTGCAGTCAATGCATATGGAAGGGTCGTCGACTAGCTATGCTGGCAGATTAACTTATGGTTATGGAAACCATTCGTTGTCTGCAGGACACGTGAACGCGCAGGGATATGCTCTTCCGAGCACTTCCATGGACTCCGATGACAATGCACTGGCCAGAGCGGTCAGTAACATGCAATTTGGAATCCAAAACTCCGCGATCAACTTACCGACATTTCTTGGCGAGTTACGAGACTTTCGTGACGTATTCGCCCTGATATTCGGTGGTAAAGGCAAGAAATCATCAAACCTGGAGCGCAAGGTCGTAGAGCTTAGAAAGCATCTCGACCGGGCGTATAAATCCGGGGATAGTATGATTCAAGTCCTTCGTGCCCTCGTAAGTGCTGACCTGATGCGAAAGTTCGCAATCGAGCCCTTAGTGGCCGATTTGGATAAACTCGCTCAGATTAACTCACACTTAGTGTCACAGTACTCGAGGTTGCAGAGAGCTCAAAAAGAGCCTCTTTATGTCCGCGGGAGCGTGATGGATGAGACGGAGGATTCTTACGAACCTTCGACTCAATACTACCATGCTTGGTCTCGACAGACCACCCGTAAGCGCACAATCACGGCGTGGGCCAAGGTCAAATATGACCTGGTCAACTTACCGTCCATGCCAGCTATTATGGCTGAAATGGTGGGACTGAATGACATCACTTCGACAATGTGGGAACTCACAAGGTTCTCCTTTGTCGTCGACTACTTCATTCAAGTCCAAGATTGGCTCAAGCAATTCAAAGGGGGTGAAATTGATATCCCCTATGTTATCTTGAGCGAAGGCTACTCCCGGAAACGGGAGAACCTTATGACTGTTACCACAGAATATAATTCTGAGGGTAGCGGACCCGAGTTATGGTCGATCGTAGACCCGCCTAGCCGAAAGGTTAGCGGGACTGTGAAGTACGTCCGTTATGAACGTACTAAAGCACCGCTGCCCTATGGCGCGATTGCTTATCCGACCTGGAGTCTGCCTTCTTTAAAGCAGACCATAACACTAAGCGAGTTGTACTTCATGTTCAACTCGTGATGGACCCACTAAATGTGGGACCTACTCGTACTGTTCTGTATTCTTCTTCTTCTGAAGCGGATGCGAGGATAGTTTATTAACCAAACAATCGGCCTTAGTGGTTTAGAGTCATCCCGAAGGGGTGACGCCACATCTGTAGGCCAACAAGTCAGTTATGTCACTACCAACACCAATTACCCTCAGCGTAGGGAGTCCGGCAGCAGATGTCGTTTACGACAAAAGCAACGGTTCCTCAGGCCAAAACACGCTTTACAGCGCAGCGAGTCCCCAAGGGGATCTTGCTGGTCGACTTCTGTTGACTGTTCGGCACGAGGAAACCAAGTCCGGACTGGTCCGTTCCAACCTGAAAATTCGGGTCCCGGTTTACGTTGCTGCTACCACGTCGTATGACGGCCATATCCAGGCCGACGCAACGATCGTGCGTAAGAGCACCGCTCCGGTATCCGTAGTTCAGGATGTCATCGAACAACTCGAAAAGGCCCTCGTCCAACTCAAGGACGAGCTGGCCAAGGTGGAATCCTAACTAATGTCGCAAGACATTAGTCCGGTTTCAATCTTTCCAAATCCTAAAGATGCTCAAGTCGCCCTAAAGGCGATCATCCTTGAGCTCCCTGATGGAGATGGAAAGATAACATCTGAGCTGTTGATGAGTAATCCAGGATCCAGCATTAACATGACTGGAGCACTCGAACAAGTGGTGAACGATCACGTGGCAAGAGCCGTAGATTCGCAGGTACCGGCGTCGCAAGACGCTGATGTGCTGGTCTCTATGGTTACTACCCTGGTCGTTCTCCTCATTCGATGGGTTACGATACGGTTCATGGGTCGAGCTAAATAGCATCGACCCTCCTACTGCTCACTTCGCCATCGTCGGCGATGCCTAAGGCGGGCGCCCCGCACTACATCCAGTAGTGCGGGGTTGTCCACCCGCTATGGCATCGTCTCCGGTGGTAGCCGAACGCTGTGAGAGCGTCCGTCCGAAGGAGCACCCCGATGTTACGGGGTTTGTGTAACTAAGTTGGTATAGTCATAACGTAACATGCTATCAATATGATTGAAAACACGAAACGATTAGTAGCCGTTTGGCTACGACTTGCAACTAAGTCACAACTGTCTGATTACGTCACTGAAAAAGACCGCGAGGTCTTCCAAAGGCGTGCTCAGGCTGAAGGCATACCCTTCCTTACTGTAATCCTCCCCAGGCTTAGCAAAGCTATGCTACACGGTTTCTCAACCGGTAGTTTGAGCGGCGCTGACTTGAGTGGATGGAGACTTAAGAAGGGTTGTGTCTATCCGCGGTTCCTCTCAGGAGCCTTCGAAGAGCTGTTTGACAATGAGGGTAACCTCATTGCCAATTGCACTTCTACGAACTCGAGAGATGAAGATCTCTATGAGGCGGGTGCGGTATTTTGTTTAAGACAACTAACAGAAGTCTTTTACAAAATCGAGATCGAGCCAACTGTTGAACAGAAAGTCCGGGCCCTCGACGAGTTCGTAAGAACAGATCAGGGGCTTAAGGGACAGTTCACGGAATGCTACACCGATGGAGTACCCATTGCCACTCAGGCATTGGGCGAGATGTACTACGACGCCATGCGCGTAGATGAGTCTTCATCCAAAGAAGAAGCATACCGGCAAACCATGGGGATCCTTAACGATAGCGTTATGGTCCTTAGGAAAGCACGGCGGCTTGTGCATAGACTTCTAGGCAGGGTTGACCCCTTGTCAATGAAGCCCTCGCACGGGTCGGGCGCTAGCGCTTGTAAGGTTGTTCCTCACGAGCGTTACAACACCTATCGGTATATACCGCGTCTCGACGCGGTGTTCCCGATGGACAAGTACTTCCACTATAATCCGAGTGCTTTCTGCGATAATCTCGCAGCTCACCTGGACGCGGAAGTAGCTGAACCTTGTGCTAGAATCGCATTTGTACCTAAAGACTCGCGTGGTCCAAGATTGATATCCTTGGAACCCCGTGAGTTCATGTTCCCACAGAAGGGCCTAAACAGCCTTATGTTGGAAGAGGTGCTCAAATACGAAGCAATTGCAGCTCAAGTGTCCTGGTTGGACCAAGAGCGAAATCGAGACCTGGCCAAATTGGGGAGTAACAACCCCGATATCTGTGCCTCACTCGACCTGACGGAAGCTTCAGACCGACTCAGTTGGGACATGGTTAAATACCTGTTCCCTCTTGGGTGGGTGGACGCATTGGGCGCTACGCGCTCCTTGTCCACTCAGCTTCCGAGCATCCCAGGAACGGCCTACAAAGGCCAATTACTGGAACTGAACAAATTCGCTCCAATGGGATCAGCTTGCTGTTTCCCAGTGGAATCGATTTGTTTTTGGGCTATTGTCTCAGCCGCGTGCAACGAGGACAGTTCTAAACTGTTCCGAAGGAGCACGAAACCACGGACGGAGCCGGCTTCATTGCCGGTGCTGTCCGTTTACGGTGACGATATCATCTGCCCGACGCATTACGCGCCGAGGGTAGCTAGGGTTCTTCATCTGGCTGGCCTGCTGGTCAACTGGAAGAAGTCATTCACACGGATCGACGTACCCTTTAGGGAGTCGTGTGGCGGAGATTTCTGGAAAGGAATCTGCGTCACTCCGATCAGGTGCAAACACCTGCCTAGCGATGATATCCATGGTCGGTTCCGAACCTTAAATTGGATTAACAACCTAATGGCACGGTTCGATGGCGGATACGATGTATTGAACCTCAGGGATCTTTATGAAACCTGGTATGGGCCAACACCTCATTCCAACCGGTTTGAGGTCAAGGCAGATGGACGTTTGGAAACCCACTTCGGTGGGGCCCTTGCGCTCATCAATCCAATGACATCAGTGCCCGTCAGCTATAAGAAGCGCACTTGGCGTGCAGATCTCAGCAAACCTGAGTACTGTCGCGTCGAGTATCGCGTTCCTTATGAGTCCGCAGAGGTATTTACAATATCTCTCGACTGCTGGGGCCAGTTATTGCGAAAGGAAAGTATAGACTTTCCTGAGCAACCCGCCGACCAAGGCATGGCTCCACATGTGTCATACAC